AATGTAAGCACATTAAATCTTTAGTAGATTGATTAAGAGAGTCAGTTTCGACTGCCTCTTTTTTTGTTTCCAAATACATAGAGTTACCAAATATTATAAATAAAGATATGATACACCACAAACATCATATAATACCAAAACACATGGGTGGCACCGATGACCCATCAAATCTTATTACTGTAACCACAGCACAACACGCTCATTTACACCGAATATTATATGAAGTTCATGGAAAAGAACAAGATAGGATTGCTTGGTTAGGTTTATCAGGTCGAATTGGTAAAGAAGAAGCTATTGCTCTTGCAGCTTTATTAGGTGCTAAAAAACCACAAACAGAAGAAGGCAAAAGAAAAATAAGTGCTTTTAGAAAAACATTTAGATATAGTGAGGAATCAAAAAGGAAAATTAGTATGGCTAAAAAAGGTTCTAAATTAACAGAAGAACATAAAAGAAATGTGAGTTTGGCATTAATGGGTCATGTTCAACCCGAATCTCAAAAACAAAAAGTTGCAGAAAAACTATCTCGCAGTTATCAGATAACTAATCCTGATGGTGAAACATTTGTTATCAAAAACTTATCCAAATTCTGCCGTGAAAATAATTTAGACCAAGGCAATATGTCACGCAATCTTGTTCGTGGCTGGTCTTGCCAGAAGATAGCATAAATATAGCATAACATTTTATGGAATAATTAAATGGCTGTAACAGATAGAAACCCTACTAATCCAAACTTTTTACAACCTAATAAGTATATACTGAATTTCAGTAGAATGCCTAATATGCAATACTTTTGCCAGTCAGTTTCGGTACCAGGCATTTCTATGTCTGAAACACCACAAATGACACCGTTTGTAGATTTATATGCACCAGGTGATAAAGCCATTTACGATTTATTGAATGTTACTTTTTTGATTGATGAAAGACTTACATCATGGTTAGAATGTCACGATTGGATTCGTGCTATGACCTTTCCAGAAGACTATGAAGATTACAGAGGTTTAGGTAAATTAAATAAAGCTGTTACGAGAACTCAAACTAAAAAACCACAGTATAGTGATGCTACACTTACAATGTTATCTTCATCAAATCAACCATATGTGAAATTTAAATTTTATGAGTGTTTTCCAACAACACTCTCAACCTTTATTATGTCGTCTACAGATAGTCCAGATACTTTACTTACCGCAGATGCTACTTTTCGGTATAGTTACTACGATATCGAAAAAGTTTATTAAAAACGCTTGACTTTTCGTTGCCTTTGACATATACTCCAATATTGGAGGACTTTAACTTATGAAACAACTAGAAGAACTATTAGAAATGTGGAGAAAGGATTCAGACATTGATCGAACTGAACCTGGTAAAGAACTCACAAACATACCAAAACTTCACAGTAAATATATTAACATATTATCCAGACACCGTTTGTTAGCCAAAGAATCTGAATTTAAATTAAATAAAATTCGTAGATTAAAATGGGAATATTATACTGGTAAATTAGACGATGATGATCTTAAGAAATATGGATGGGAACCTTTTCCTTATGTTCTTAAAGCAGAACTAGCTACTTACTTAGATAGTGATGATGATATTAATAAAATAAAAGCTACACTTACATTACATAATGAGATTGTTGAAATATGCCAAGCCATTATCAAAGAAATACATAGTAGAACTTTTCAGTTAAAATCATTTATTGATTGGGAGAAATTCATTCAAGGTGTATAATGACTGATATCATTCTTCATAAACAAAACGAATCATTCTTACAATTAGAATGTGAACGACATTTTGCTCAAGAGATGTCTGAGTATTTTACATTCTTTGTGCCTGGTTATCAATTTGTGCCGGCATATAAAAGTAGAATGTGGGATGGAAAGATTAGGCTTTTAGATTTAAGAAACTTTACCATCTATCATGGTCTAACACCATACATTAAAAAGTTTTGTGAAGAACGAGATTATAAGTTAGAAATTGATAAAGATGTAGATTCAGCTGATGTGTTTTCTGTGGTTGAAGCGAAACAATTTTGTGATTCATTAAATTTACCTTATGAGGTTAGAGATTATCAACTTAAGTCTTTTATTACAGCAATACGCAATAAAAGGGTTCTCCTACTCTCTCCAACTGCGTCCGGTAAATCTTTAATATTATACTTGATAGTTAGATACCTCCAAGAAATTGATCATAAAAAAGGTCTCCTAATCGTTCCTACGACTTCCTTAGTTGAACAAATGTATTCAGATTTCAAGTCTTATGGATATGATTCAGAAAAATATTGCCATAGACAATACTCAGGTAAAGATAAACACACAAATAACTTTTTAACCATTACAACATGGCAATCAATATACAAAAATGGTCCTGATTATTTTGACCAGTTTGATTTTGTATTAGGTGACGAAGCTCATCAATTCAAAGCAAAATCTTTAACAACAATTATGTCTGGTTGTATTCGTGCTAAATATAGAATAGGAACAACAGGTACTTTAGATGGCACACAAACACACCGTCTTGTATTAGAAGGTCTGTTTGGTCCTGTTTATCGTGCTACAACAACATCTGAATTGATAGAACAAAAACATTTAGCTGAATTTAAAATTAAATGTTTGGTTTTAAAATATCCAGAAGTTGTTTGTAAACAATGTAAAGATTGGGATTATAATACTGAGATTGATTACATTGTTCAAAATCCAGCTAGAAATGATTTTATAAGAAACTTATCATTATCATTAAAAGGCAATTCATTAATATTATTTCAGTTTGTTGAAAAACATGGAAAATCATTGTATGAAAATATTAAAGAACACGCTAAAAAAAGAAAAGTATTTTTTGTATTTGGTGGAACAGACACAGAAGCTCGTGAATCGATTCGATCAATCACTGAAAAAGAAAAAGATGCAATCATTGTGGCTTCTTATGGTACCTTTTCTACAGGTATAAATATAAGGAACTTACACAACATTATCTTTGCATCACCAAGCAAATCACGAATAAGAAATTTACAATCAATCGGTAGGGGTCTTAGAGTAGGAGATAATAAAGAAGTTGCAACTTTATTTGATATCACAGATGATTTTAGAGTTGGTAAATTTACCAATTATACACTGAAACATTTTATTGAAAGAATGAAAATATATGATGAGGAAAAGTTCAAATATAAGTTTTACAACATCGAACTCAAAAATGGATGAATCACTTAATATAAAAGTAGTAAGACTCCAATCAGGTGAAGACATCATTGCTGATGTTATAACCGATGAAGATGTTACCATCTTAAATAATCCAATGGTTATTGTGATACGCAGAACATCAACCGGTTCGGTAATGATGATGGTACCATGGTTGCCAGTTGAAGTCATTTCTGATAATATAGCTACATTGAATAATTCTGAAATCGTTACAGAAACAAACCCTAAAGATAGTTTAATTGAATACTATTTAAATGCTGTTGGTGTTGTTGCAAAAGAATCTGAAATGAATGGTGATATGTTAGCAAAAGCAAACAACAAGCTTAAAAGTAAAGAAGAAGAATTGTGGGAAGATGAAGTTGAAGAATACTATGAAGATGAACCTAATACATTAGATGATTTATTAAATAGTTTAGAAGGACCAAAAGACAAAAAACAATTGCATTGATTATGATTGAATATAATGAAAACAACTTGAATATGGTATCAAAAATTATTATAGATAATTTAACATCTGATTTGTTACCTAAGAAATGGATAGAACGAAATAAAAACAATCCTATGTTTGGTCATTGTCATACAGCTTCTGCTTGTTTACAAAAAATATTTGGTACAAAACAATTAAAACTCAATCGTGCATTAGATGATGAAGGTATCTGGCATTGGTGGTGTGTAGATAAAGATGGTAATATTATTGATTTAACACAAGATCAATACTATTCTGAAAATAGAATACCGCCTCATAAAGATGGTCAGAAAGCATCAATGTTAGGATTTGGGTATAGAAAGAAAGTTTTAACATTACTGGATAGGATCCAGGAGGTCCTACCCGTGCAACAGACACCGTTATTATAATAGCATTTTTGCTATTTGTCAAGGCCTAAATTAGGCAATATTGAAAGAAGGTATATTATGGCAAAAAGAGAAAAACACTATGTCAACAACGCTGACTTCTTAGCAGCTTTGATTGAATATAAAAAAGATTGTGAAGCTGCTGATAAAAAAGGCAAACCACAACCTCAAATCCCAAACTATGTGGGTGAATGCTTTCTTAAAATTGCAGATCACCTATCACGCAAACCAAACTTTGTATCATATTCATTTAGAGATGAGATGATTGCTGATGGTATTGAAAACTGTATGATGTATTTCCGTAATTTCAATCCAGAAAAATCAAAGAATCCTTTTGCATATTTTACACAGATTATCTACTATGCTTTTCTCCGTAGAATCACCAGAGAAAAGAAACAACTCTATGTCAAATATAAAGCAACAGAACAAATTGGCATTTTAGATGAGTTTGAAGTCTTTGAAGATGAAAATGGTAACACAAGACAATTTGAATTGTATGATAATATCTCACAGTTCATCCAAGATTTTGAAGAATCAAAACAAAAGAAAAAAGATGCTAAAGTAAAAGGCCTTGATAAATTCTTAGATGAATAAATCTTTGCCTCTTATGATGTTTATGTGTGTTATACTATGTTCGTGTGGTGGTATATTCTTAAAAGATTGTGAATATAAAAACCACGAAGACATATGTGAAACCATTCCTGTTTATGAAAGGGCATTTTAATGATACAAGATAAAATAGAAGCATTAAAAGCAAGACATCGATTACTTAATGAAAAAATAAAAATAGGGTATTCGTTATATCTTGATAATTCATCTTTACATAAAATGAAACAAGAAAAGCTTCACATTAAAGACTAAATAGAAAAATTTATAAAACAAATATAATATGAAATTATGTATTCTTGGTGATACGCATTTTGGTATGCGTGGTGATTCTATTATCTTTCATAAACACTATGAAAAGTTTTATGATGAAATATTTTTCCCATATTTAAAAGAAAATAATATTGATACCATTTTTCAAATGGGAGATTTATTTGACCGAAGAAAATTTATTAACTTCAATACACTTCATCTTTGTCGCAAATATTTCTTTGATAAAGTAAAAGAAAACAACATTACATTCTATTCAATATTAGGTAACCATGATATTAGTTACCGTAATACATTAGAAGTCAACTCATCAAAACTTTTATTAAATGAATATGATAACATTACCATCTATGATGAGTTTATTACAAAAGACTTTGATGGTGTTCCTATTGATATTGTTCCTTGGCTATGTGCTGAAAATGAAGAACAAATTATGGAACACATTAAAAATAGTAAATCACAAATTTGTTTTGGACATTTTGAGATACAAGGTTTCGAAATGGATAAAGGCAATGTTTCACAAACAGGTATTGACAAAAAACCATTAACCAAGTATGATATCGTATTGACTGGACATTTTCATCATAAGTCAAATGATGGTCATATCTTTTATGTTGGCACACCAGGTCAAATGACATGGGCGGATTGGAATG